CAATCTCAGAACCTAGTAATATATTACCATTCAATACGCCTACTTGTTGGTTTATATAAGCTTGAAACTCTTCTTCGTCAAATCGATATTCTTGTCCAGAAAATTTTTCAAATACTCTATAAGCCACCTCTTCAACTTTGTAATACCTTTCATACCCTCTAATATATTGACCTTCTTCTAATGTATCTATGTCTCCAGGAAAAGTGATTCCAGTATTATCAGTATTACCTGTTATAATCTCGTCACTATCATACATTCCAGATGCAGCATCAATTGCTTGTTTATATTGGGGATATAAAGCTTTGGCTTGTGCTTTTGTAAAGTTTCTTGATATAACAATGTTTTCAGCATCATCAAAAAACTGGTCTCTAGAATTTGGATCTACATATACATCCATTGGGTCAACATCTTTAAATACAACTTCTCCCTTACCATCATCTGCTTGTGGGTTTTGATATACCATAAAATAACCAAGTCCAGTTACATAGTAATCATCTACTGCGTTTCTAACAATAGAACGTCCATCTGATATATCATACATATAAGAAAGTAATGCATTTAAAACATTAGCAACTTTAGTGTCACTATCTTCTCTTGGGGATACTTTAAATGAGGGTCTATTTGCAGTAAGCATTGCTTTTGCTGTTTCTACTGCTGGGTGTATTCTATTAACGACAATAGGAGCTTGGCCTCTTGATTTAAGAGTCTTTTCTTGTTCTACCGTCCATTGTCGTCCTAGACGATACTCCTGATCTTCCCTTGCTTGATTCTCCCAAATGTCTCGTTTTCTCTTATATAAATCAAAAACTTCTTTGGTTTCTTCTACAATTTTAGTATAATCTTCAGTGGGTTGTTCAGGATTCTGATACTTTTCTTCTGCCAATGCTTTTAATACCCCCATATTATGCCTACACTAAGGCAATATAATATATTAATTATAATGTCATCCAATCAAGGACTTTTTTAAATTTATTTTCTCTAGCTTCTGGGTCTAATGTTTTTATTCTACAAGGTCTTGAACCCTCTAACGAGGTCCATACCGCATCCATTATATCATCATGCTTTCCTTTTGGATAAGATAAGAACTCTGCTTGTGCTTCCGTATCTTGGCTCCTAAAATGAAATTCACCTTTTGCAAACATAGGAACTAAAGATAATAAACGTTCTGATTTTCTTGTTCTAGGCTTAACGCCTTTTTCTAATCCAGGTATATATAGATTCTCTTCTAGCATACGTTTCTTTACGGCTGCTCTTAAAGCCTCCTGGTAGGCTACTGTTTCTATTTTCATCTTTTTATGTCTATACTTCTTAAATCTTTCTATTATTATATCAGGCTGCTCTGCTGGAGAAACATGTTTTCTATATAAATCTATTATATACTTATTGCCTTCATGGTCTATACCTAAAGTTATTAAAACAAAGAAGTCTGCTCTTGCAGATAAGGATGATGCAGGATCTACACCACCATATACTTCTACTGGTATAACCTTTTCACCATCTCCTGTTTCTTTAACTAAACATGGTTGCCCCTCAACTCTTTTATATTCATATTGATGCAATTTAATCCATTCAGGTTTAAAAGGAGCTTCATCTGGAGATTGAGCAATATTCATGTACTCTTGGTAAAATCCATTTATATTACCAACAGATGCATATTCTTCTTTTATTGAATCAATTCTGTCTTTTGGAAATCTTTCAGGCCATATAGGTGTTCCATCATCATTTATTATACTATACCACAATACATTCCATGCTGATGAGTCTTTTGCCCAATATAAAAAACAATCTTCTGATATAACTGTGCCTATCATAACTATTCTACCTTCATCTGATAATGATGGTATAACAGCCTCTGTCATCCATTTCCTATTCTTTGCTCTTGCCTCCATAGTAAAAGCATTTAATTCTGATTCAAAGTCATCTACAATAATTAAAGTAGGTCTTGTATCACCTTCAATAAAACCCCTAACTCTTTGTCCTGTACCAACTGCTACTATTCTAACACCATTTGCAGTTACTATGTCAGTTGCAGTCCATCTTCTAGCTGTATTAGGACCCATATCACCAAATAGTTGTTTGAATCTATCACTATGAGTTAAATGGTATTTAATACGAGATAAGAAGTTAATAGACTGCGCCTGTGACTCAGAGATGATAACAATGAACTCTTCTTCATTGTCTGCTTTGAATGCTATGCGGTGCATTGGAAGGAGCAGAGAGGTAACTGTAGATTTAGCTGTACCACGAGGCGCTGCTATTAAAACTCTTTTTTTATCTCTATTTCTTAAATCCCTATATATTTCATGGTGAAATGGTGGAGTAGCTTTTCTTAAAGCTGTTGGAAAACATGTTCTACCAAATAAAGCAATATTACTTCTTAATTTCTTTAGTGCTTGCTTTCTTTGATATAAAGCTTCATAATCTTCCATTACTTATCTGTAGAAGTCTTTTCTTCTATTTGAGTTTGAGTACCTTTTAAATGTTGTTCTTCTTCAGCTATTTCATCTAAAAGCTTTCTAGTAGAGGTTGCTTCTAATTGAGTGGTAGTAGAGGTAACAGTTTTATCTTTCATACCCAACATGTCTTGTATATTCTCTACAACTCTTAAATAATTAGTAACATCATTCTTTACTTTAGCCATTTCTAGGCCTTCAGTTAATAAGTCAATTGTTTTTGACCTATTATATCCTTTTTCACTTAAAACTTCTTTTAATTCATCTTTTACCATACTTTTAAACTCCTGTGTTCTCATCCATCTTTTAACAGTTCTTCTTTTAGATGGTGTTGGATTTTCAAATACCTGGTCTATAGCTAGATCCATGTCAAAACATACAGAATATACCATAGCCAAGTCTTTCCACTCTTTAGTTCCTTTTCTTACTTCAAGTTGAGGCTTTCCAGACAACGTATGATTAGATAACCTACCATCTGCATTAAGTTTTTGATTAGGATACTTAGGACTATGAAAGGCATAACCAAAAGGCATCCTAACATAATAAGAAATAACACCGTTAGCCGAGTCATATTTCTTCTTCTGGATGACCTTTCCAACATAGTTATCATCAGTGAGCGCATATTCTCCTTTTTCTGCCTCTTTCCAATAAGTATAGGCTAAGTTATCATTATCGGCTTCATCTTTTGTAAACACTTTATAGGATACACGACCCTTGTCTTTGTGTTTAATAGTTATTTCGTACATTACTTCTTTTTTTTCTTAGAAGTCTTCTTTTTCTTCTTTTTAACAACTTTTTTCTTAGGTCTTCCTACTTTACTACCGTATGTTCCTTTTCCGTAAGGCATAATTACTCCTTTATTAGTTCAAAATGAGGAAAATCATCAAATTTATTATCGTCTACTTCAAAGTTCATATTCCAGTCTCCTCCCCAACGAAGAGTAATACCCATCCCACTAGCCACCCCAATGACATACCCAGCAAAAAGGTGGAAACGCTCTCGATCTTCCCAGTCAATAGGGTAAGGAACGACATCAGCAGCGTTACTAGGGACAGCGTTATGCCTACCATTTGGGTAACGTACTTTAGTCTTTCCTTCGTCATAGAGTTTATTTTGTCTTTCTTTACTTCGATTACCCTCAATAACTGAGCAATCTACAGTTTTAATTACTTCATTAAAGACTTTTTGCAAGTCTTCATGACATGTTTCTAGATTCTTTTTACTTCTTTTACCAAAATAAGGCATAGTTCCTCCTAATCAAATATTAGTATTATCCCTATCATTATAAGCTTATCTATTATCCATAGTATAATAAGGATGTCTAGTTTACTTAGTGCCTTCTCTGTGTTTGTTGGAAGCACGGTTACTCCTTGGGTATCTTCTTATGTTATCTATAGGGATAGTAGTAGACCATTTAACGTTAGGTTCATCAGTCTTTATTGTAGTGTATTTACTAGACATTACTACTCCTGTAGTATATTTAAATAAAGTTCAATATAGTTTGTCTATAGTCTGTCTATAGAACATTAAAGTACAGGAACGCCGTAATCTATAGTATATGTAATATAGTATACTTATATAGTATTATCCAATAAATACTTTAAAATATTATATTTGCCTAAAATAAACTAAAAAATATTTCAGGGTACCTTAACCTACCTTTTACCTAGATCTAGCCTAGAAAGGCCTGTTTTAGGTTGAAAAAGGCATTTGTAAAAAATGTCCCAAGAATAGGAGTACGTGATATACATTGACCCGACCCCGTCGGATTCTACGGCATGGGGTGCCTTGCCAGGTTGAATCCAGGACGGTTCAGTTCAACTTGAGCCAAGTGTGGCTCTTCCCCTATCCTGCTTGGGCAGGTTGCCCACAATTAATCTTAATAAATAATAATAACATAAGGAATATTAATTATGAGCAAAGTTAAATTATCAGTTGAATCTTACAAGAATACTCTAACACCTGATACATCTAAGGCTAAAGTCGTGGTTTTAGATGATAATGGTAAACCTAAGATCTCTCCTACTACCAATACCATTATAACTAAATATCCAGACTTATTAGATGCAAATAATCAAAAAGTGTATTCTAATAATATTCAAGTGATATTTATACCTAAAGAAGGTGCAGTAGTTCCTAAACTCTTGAGTAAAGCCAATGTAACATCTATGGTTCAAGAGTTCAGTAACAACTATAGTAAGGATTTGAAACATAAACCAAATTCTACATATAGCCTTAAGAAATCAAACATCTTTGAGTATGTCAACAAAGAAACAGGCGAGTTAACTCAAAGGATTTCTGCTATATTCACTCCAACTTTCACACCTATCAAATCCTCACTATCCTTCTAAAGGCTTCTCAAAGCCGATTATTAAGGGGTATACTATTGTATATCCCTTTTTAAGTTCGTCCACAATAGAGCGAGGTATGAGTATTATAGTATACATAAAATAAGCATAATAAGGAGATAATAGTTATGAGTGATAGTAATGTTAGCATAAGTAATAAACCTTCGTATTTTCACTATTATAACCCTTTAAATGGGGGAATTATAAGTGTGCTGAGAACTAACGAAGTTAACACAATATCTTTAGGGCTAAGCAAAGCTCAAAAGATGATAAAAGAAGGAGGTAAATAATGTTTAGATATAAACACTTATTCAGACCTTTGCAGTTCATATTGATCTATGGTTCAGCCATTGCATTCTGGTATACATTCTTACCTGAACATTGGTTAACATTTTTAGCAAGGTTATCAGTTACTATTGTAGTAGTGATGATAATGTTTGTAATAGCCTCTTATATCGTAGGTACATTAGTTAGACTACTAAGAAAACGATATAAATGGGCAAGGAGAGTATTTATGAAACCATAGAGCATAAATAGATCATAACCTGAGCAAGTTACAAAACTGCTCAATATTTTATTAAATAAACTACACAAGGGGGTGTAATGAGAGTCCAAACAGACAAAACTAAGCTGCACACTAAATGTGTAGAGTATAAAGATAATAGTAAATGTATTGCCAAAATAAGACAATATTTAATCATAAATAAAGGTAAAGCAGTAGGAATAGCTGCAAATCAACTATTTATGAACAATAGAGTCTTTGGTATGTGGTATGAGAATAAAATAATGATATTTGAAAACCCAACAATAGTATCATACAGCAGTGAAATTATGCAAGACAGCACTGAAGGTTGTATGTCTATAAAGAATGGAAAGAAACCATATCATTTAAAAAGACCAAAGTATTTAGTGGTAAATGATGGGAAGAAAAACCATATGTTTGAAAAGTACTATGCAACAGTAATATGCCATGAAATGGATCATTTAGATGGTAAACTTATAAGCGACTAGGAGGAAGTATGGGAAGAGTAAAAGAAATGCTGATGGACCAACAAGAGTATTATGATGACTATGATGCAGCACTGTTTGAATATCAGCAAATAATGTATGAGGAAGAGCAAATAAGGCTAAGTAAAACAGCCTATCAACTAGAACCAGGAATCGAGGAAGATTCTTATAATCTTTACATGGAGGGCAAATTATGTGGAGAACAGGCAAATACTGTCCATTTAGGTATAAGTACGAACTCGTCAACTGGGCAGCAAACAAATATCCGTCTGAGAACAAAGCGAAATTCCAACGGATGAAGAAAAGACAACTGTATGCAATATTTTACAATGCGTGAAGTGCACCAGGTAGAGGCTCAGTATCAAAACTATGGTCCTATTACAGGAATATTAGTAGAATACCCCTAACCCCTGAGAAATCCTATTAGCGCATTGTAATTGCATACTTAATTAAGATGGAGGTGTTATGTATCTAAATAAAAACGAAACAACACATCTAAAGAAAATAGTAAACTATCTAGATACAAACGAAAGTACACACTATGAAGAAAGTAATAAACCAAAAGATCATATCTACAACAGTGTAATAGTAGTAAAAAAGAAATTTAATCATAAAGTAATAAAGTATTAACAAAAAATCGCCCTTATAAGGTAAACCACTCAAGGTTTGCCGACCAATCGGGATACCCCCAGTATACCGCGGGGTTACAGCTTTGGCGATTAGTTGTAGCCCCAAATATTTCACTATATACTATAAATATAATAATAGAGGAGAAAACGATGGATTTTTTATCAAATTTACCTAATTGGGTAATATATGTTTCTATGTTCTTTATAGGAGCAGTTATTTGGTATTACATAGTTAAATACCTATTTTAATAGTAAATCTGGCTGGCATACCTAACAGATGAGGCGGATATAAGCTCTGCAGAGGCGTCTGATGGATTAACCATCTATGTCAAACTAAAGTATGCCAACAATTAATTTTAAACAAAGGAGGCAATGTGAGTAAATGTTGTAATGATGTTAAAAATCTTGAATGGATAAGAGAAGGCGAATGTTGGCCTTATGAAGTATGGGAGTGCTTTAAATGTAAAATTCAGTATAATGTAGAGTTAATCAGAAACTTTAAAAATAAGGAGAAAAGATAATGGCTCAAGGAGACAGCATATTCTATAGAATGAAAAATGTCAAGTTAATACCTGACAATTATGGACTTACTATAGAAATTAAAATGTTAAGTGCTCATAAAGGTGATGGAACTTTTGTGAAAAACTTAAAACTAGACGAAGATGCCCTTAAAATAATAAAAGAGGGTATTATAGTCTATAACGAAAGGAGTGATCATGCCTAATTGGTGTTATAACGACTTAGAAGTATGGACTGATAACAGTGAATCAGCTCGAAAAGAAATGATTGATTTTAAAAAGTCATCCATAATAGAGGAAAAAGTAATAGAAGATGATGGAACTATTAGAAACAGAACTAAATTTACATTTGAAGGTGCTGAACCAATGCCATCAACTTTAAGAATCACATCTGGTAGTACAATAGATGAAGCAATAACCTATTTAAAAGCTAAAGATAAAGATTATAAGCAATTAGATGAATACTTTGACTATAAATGGGTAAAAGAAGACATTATTGATAGCAAGGATAGCCTTAAACAAAAAAGAGCAAAATTATTAGCTCATTTTGAAGGTAAACTTGAAGTAAATGATGTTGAAGAAGGAAGATTAGCATTAGAGAACCTTGAAAAATATGGTTCTAAAGATTGGTACGACTGGTCAATTCGTACCTGGGGAACTAAGTGGGACGCTGGATACACAACACATGAAGATGATGACGAAGACATGTGTAGGTATTCATTTGAAACAGCTTGGTCACCTCCAATGGGATGGTTGCAATCAGCGACTACCAAATGGCCAAATCTCTTATTTAAAATGAGAGTAAGTGAAGAATCGGAAGCCTTTATGGGCATGCCAGTAGCACAAGGTGGTGAAGTGGTAGAAAATCTTGTAGATATAAGATACCCTGAACCAATAAACAGTTAACTAAATAAGTAAAGGAGGCATTATGCCAGCTAATACAGGAGTAAACGTAGAAGTATCGTCTTACACAAGAGGTGGTACATTTGAATCAGGGACATTTAACACATTAGGTGATCTATTAAGAGATTACAATGTAGAAATGTCTGATGCAGTAGTAGAAGTAACAGGTGAAGACGGCGAAGAAAGAAGAGTGACAGCCGCTGGAAGGTTACAAGAAGGCGATACTATTGTAATAATGAAAGCTAAGAATAAATCAGGTAAGTAAATTGATTTAGGTCGGCTTTAATTTGGAGGAGAGTAGGCTATCACCCATGTGCTCTGGCCTACAATCCTTCTTTAACAAGGAGGTAATATGGATTTAATGAACGAAATGCTTAACTATTGGTTAGAATCAACATCTAATCTGGAAGAGCTGCCAATACCTTTAGAACAACAAGCCAAAAAGATAAGTATAAAATATGAAGTAAAAAAAGTAGAGCTAGAAATGCCAAAGTTCAATCCTGATACAGAAGAAACTAATATGGAATTGACAGATTGTTATCTAGTAAACTTTAAAAATATTATATGCAAATATCGTCCTCATTTACATTTAGGGGATTATTGGTTAAATGTTCAATTCTCTAATGGTCAGCCAAATTATATGTTTTACTATCCTTTAACAATAGACGGTGTAGTAAAATGGCAGAAGGCAGACCATCCTCATTTAAGTGGAGGGAAACCTTGTTTCGGTAGTCATCAAGGAGATATTGCAGATGCTATAACATCAGGTAATTATATGAGATTCTTTTCTCAAATAAAAGCATACTTGAGTAGTTATTATGGCAGAAGCACATATGTACGAGGCACAGCATACAAAAAAAGAAAAATATGTTATAGTCTTTATTCAAGACAAGAGATATTTGATATGTTTGCAGCTGAATATGATGAACCAGGTGATATGGATGTAAAAGGGTTAGCAGAAGATCCAATGCGTTGGAACTGGCCTAAAGACATTCAAGCCTGGGGTACTATAGAAGTACAAGGACAAGAACTTAGACAATTCTTTAGAATGCTAAAAGTATCTGGCGACTATAGAATGACTAGTCTTGACATAGAATTTCCTTTTATAAGTGAACAAAGCAATTGGGAAGACAATTTGATACAATATGCTTACAATGATAGAAATCCACAGGCAGAGGCCATGAATAAAATATTGGGATACATCTATCTAGCTAAAATATATGGTGAAATGAGTCTTTTAGAAGCAACTGAATTTGTTAGAATATTCTTAATTAAATTATATCTTGATTACACTGGTTGTATAGATGAAGATATGATGAAAAGTTTAAAAGAAATGTCTAACAAACTAAGCAATTGTCAGTATAGAAATAAATGGGAATTAAATAGAAGGTATACAGTGGTTTTAGACGCTAAAAGAAGAGAAGAAAGTGAAAAACTAAGAAATGAATTAAGTAAAATAATAGGAGAAGGTGGAACATCAGCTAAATTTATTAAAGAGCTAAAGTTCGCTGGACACAAATTATCTAACTTTATGATTTTACTTAGAAAAAGTAAACCAGAAAACGCAACTGCAAAAGGATACTTATGGAATGCAAGTTCTGAAGATATAGATTTTTTAAATTATCGTAAAAGATATAGATCTATAGAGAAATTTGTATATACACAAGCAATGCAGCAGTTAGAAAAAGATAAAAGGAGGTTCGTAAATGAGCTCAACAAGTCCGACATTATACATCTCAAAACAGATGATGGACAAGCTACACTATTTTCTCAAGACCTTTAAGAATCTTGAATGGTCTGGACCTGCATGGTATTCTCATGAAAAAGATGAAAACGGGTTTCCAGAGAAAATAACGCTTGAATACTGGTATCCTCTTGACTTGGGTACTAGTGGTAATACAGATTGGGATGGCAAAGACCTAATTAAATTGTATCCAAAATTAAGAAAAGAATTTCCAGAAATAGGAAAATCTTGGGTACAAGGTAATGTTCATTCACATCATAGTATGGGTGCATTCTTTTCAGGTACTGATGAACAACAATTAATAGATGGAGCAAATGAAAATTTTTATTATTCATTAGTTGTATCTACTAAACCTGGAAAAGAATTGTTCTTTGGTGTTAGTTATCCTGATCAATTTGGGCAAGTACATATTGTTGAAATAGATGATATTGAAACAGATAGTGTTACAGAAGTTATGCCTGAATGGAAAAAGGAAGCTAAATGGATAAAGAAAAACAAAAAACCAGAAACGACTACTCTTTTCAAATATAATAATAGAGGGAGTAATCATCAGGCTACTTTATTCGGAGACATCAAGGGCGAAGCCCAACAACACGACGAAGCCGTAGACGTCAACGACAGGTATGATGAATATCTTGACTTTAATTCTTACAACGCAATAGGGACAGAAATGGACTTTGATGTGTTTCAAGAGTTTGACAAGATAATGCTTGACTTTGATAGAGGTAGAATAAACAAAAAAAAGCTTAATCAAAAGCTTAAGAAACTAGGAGTAGACGAATATGGAAGACAGGTATCTTAGAAACAAAGACCTTATTGACCAATCTAAATTGGACAAGATAACGGTTATAGGTGCTGGCGGAATAGGTTCGGCATTACTTCAAAACGCTGCAATAATGGGATTTAAAGAAATAACAGTTTGGGACCCTGACATGTTAGAGGAACATAATTTATCCACAACATCATGGCCAGAGTGTTACTTAAATCAACCTAAAATACATGCAGCAAATAAAACATGTACAAATCTTAATAAAAAAGTTAAGATGAAGTTACGTGAAGTGTTTTGGGAAACTGGAATGCCATTAGATAATAAAGTATTTCTAACACCAGATAATATGGAAGTTAGACTTGCAGTATATAATCAATGGAAACAAAACCCAGACAGAGAGTTCTTAATAGATATGAGAATGGGAGCATTGGGCTATGAGATAATAACCGTGTCCAGAGAGGCCGATTATTTCATGGACTCATATGTTCCTAGCTCAGAAATAGCTGACGATCCATGTACAGCTAAGCACACAATCTTTTGTGGTTCATTGGCAGCATCATTTGGACTGTCGCAAGCATTTAATGTCTTGCAAAATAGATTGTATTATGCTTACATTTGGGGGTCGTTAGGTCCTGTTAGTTTAAGACGAGAACACCTCGTTAAACCTCAACAGTAAATTAATATTTAGGCAATAGGAAGATTCGTCTTCAGTGGATGGTGCATAGTCATAAAATCAAACCACAGCTATTGCCTAATTAACCCTAAAAAAGGAGTAACATGTTACAAGTTAACAAAGTAGAAACAAACTGGAAAGATGATTTACCTGGTGGAGTTACTTGGTATTTCATTGGCCAACCAAAAAGTGGCAAAACTACTCAAGCTTCTAAATGGAGTAAAGGTGGATCTGATTCATGTATCGTAATAGATACTGATTTAGGTGCAGACTTCGTTGATAAAGCTAATGTAGTGACCTGTTGTTCGTTAAATCCTCCGATTAGAGTTAAAGAAAAAGACGGCGTAAAGGTTGTTAAAAATGGACAAGAAGTTATAGAGGTAATTCCTCCTGAAGAGAGAGGATTTTTCTTTAGAGCTGGTCCAAATAAAGGCAAACCAATGTCGGCTTATTCTTTAGCTGAAATCATTCAAGATTTAATGAAGAATTGGCATGATTATCCGTATGATACGGTAGTAATCGACACCATAGACCAAGTCAATATCTGGATAGAAGACGTTGTTAAAAACGACTTAGGTATCGAGAATATGGGTGATGGTTCATGGGGTAGTGATTGGGCAGCTGCAAAGAAAAAGAATGCTGATATAGTTAAAAAGTTACAAGACTTTATGAAAAAAGTTGGTGGCAATTTAGTTATATGTAGTCATTCAAAATCTACTGCAGTAACTGATGATAAAGTTCAGTTAGCTCCTAATCTACCAAGTGGTTTAGGCAGAATATTATGTGCTAAAGCTGATGTTATAGGTTATACTACTATAAATAAAGACGATGGCTCATACTGCATAAGCTTCGAAGGTTACGATGAAAGAATGGTAGGCTCAAGGCTTAAACCATTAGCACAAAAGCTATTACCATTTGACTATAACGCAATACTAAACGAAATCAATTCCTATAAGGAGGATAAATAATGGCAATAATGAGGTCAGAAGTAAAGTCAGGCGGCGGAGACTGGCTTGGTATCAAAACAGGTTCTTTATTAAAAGTAACTGATGAAGCGCACAAATACGATTGGGCAGATGTGTATTTATTAGTTGAGTTTAAAGTAGAAGGATCTGAATATCCGAGAGTTATGAAAGTTACAGGGTCATGGGAAAAGAATCCAGACGGAACTATTCAAGATTGTCCACTGTTAAAAAGAATAACTCACATGTTTGATGCATTAGGCGATATGGGTGGTGTAAACCAACATGGCGAATGGTGTGATTCAAACGAAGGCAAGATCGATGATATATGTGATTATCTAATGGCTAATTACAAAGACGCTAGATGTACTATATATGTATATAGAGAACTTGCTAAAAATGGAAATGCTTATACCCGAGTTCACAATAAAATTCTTAAAGCTGGAAACGGCAGCGAGAAAGAGCTTGAAAGTTATATCACTTTTATGAAAACTAAAGGTTATTTGAAAGAAGCACCTGCAGATCATCAAAATGGTACAACTACTAAACCTGCTACAGGTTCTCAAGCGATGAACACTGACGGTATAGACATTGCAAACCTATAATTATATAGAGATTGCAAAAGAGACCCCTCGGAAACGGGGGGTTCTCATTCCTAAAGATGAACTCAAAGGACACTTCAGCGATAACATTGCTTTGTATCGTTCTATGTATCTTTATAGTTTTGACGCCGTTGATTTCGCAGATTCTAATAATAATAGCTTACGTAATTATTATGGTGTGCGAGATATTGACAACATTCTTATAGATATAGACAAAGAACAAAATACCGATGAATATACTTTAAGAAAATGTCAAGGAATATTATATGCATTAACAGAAGAACTCGATTTACAAACAAGTAATTTTAGAGTTTACTTCTCTGGTAGTGGCTATCACATAGTTATACCAAATACTGTATTTAACTTTCCAGCTAGCGATTCATTACCTTTTCATGTAAAAGAAACAATGACAAAACTATTACCCGATATAGACCCTATGGTTTATATAAGGACTGGACTGTATAGAGTAGCCCACACAATAAATCCAAAGACGAATTTATATAAAATTCCTCTAACATATAACGAGGCTATGACTCTATCGACAGAAGAGATACATAAACTAGCAAAGACACCACGGTTCGAGTTTCCATATGAAGTATTAGTTGGAGACGGAGAACTTGAGGAACATATTATTACAAAGGTTGAAATGACAAGACCTATGGGGAAAGTAATGGAACCAAGGAAAGTTGCTACATGTGTACAAACAATGTATAATGTAGGACCGCAAGAAGGGTCACGACACAAAACCTTATTAAGAATAGTTTCTCACTTTAGAAGACATGGACTTCCATCTGCTGCAGCAAAAGCAGCGCTAAAAGAATGGAACAATGGAAGCCTTAACGAACTAGAAGTCGCAGATCAGGTCGAATACGCTTATAATAAAGGGTATAAGTTTGGATGCAATGATGAGCTAATGAGCGCAAATTGTAGCCCTAAATGTATTTATTATAAAAGAAAAGACTATCTAGTAGATGTTATGGGACCTAAAGAAATGCAAGACGACTTAGCTGCAAGATTAACCACGGATTTTACTGGTAGATCTTATAATCTAGGCGCTTCATTAGGAGTAAATAGAGATTGTCAATTTTATCCTGGCGATTTAGTGACTATATTTGGACCAACTGGTAGTAGCAAAACTACACTTGCCCATAATATAGCATTAGGTTATGATTTTGCCAATGATACTATAAATCCACAATTTCAAATCCCTACATTATATCTTTCTTTAGAGTTAGCTGCATGGTATATGCACAGAAGAAGCTTACAAATAGTGAGCGGATTAGATAAAGAAAGAGTAACTAATGACTATAGTAATATATACAATCAACATTCAGACAAACTTGCACACATTAATGTACAAACTGTTTCACCAACGTTGGAACAAATACAGGCAAAGATTACTGAATTACAACCATCAATGGTAATAGTGGATTATATAGATTTAGTTAGTACACCTCCACATGTAAGAGGAGAATACGAACAAGTTAAATATATATCTCATGGTTTATCAAACATGGCTGTAAACAATGATGTTATAATATTACAAGTAAGTCAAGTTAGTAGAGATTATAGTAGAAATGAAGTGTTAGACCTATATGCAGGTAAAGGTAGTGGTGCAATAGAAAATGCATCAAGAAAAGTTATAGGACTTAACGGACAAGCCAATTCTGGACAAAAAGATGTTAAGTTATTTAAAAACACTGATGGAGAACTATTCGAAACACAACTTGAATGGACTCCATCGTTTAGACTACGGAGGACAAATGGCTACTAATAAGCTAACAACTCGTGATTTAATAGGCAATCTTATAGAACTAACTAATGATAGAGAGTTTCTAGAAATGACTCAGGGTGATGACCCTGGGTTTGCAGATGAGGTTGCACCTATTGATGCAGCGATAATTAAAATAAAAAAAGAGATAGCACAAAAAACATCTGGAATAGACTATATGATAGTTGAAATGAATAGAAAAAAAGACATTTTACAAGCAGAAATAACATCATATATGGATGAAGTAAAACGATTAAGAAATAGACAAAAGTCTATAGCGAAAGTAGAAGATTACTTTAATAAAGATCTGCTGCCTATGATAATAGAGACTGCAGGGAATGATGGAGTATTTGAAACAGACAGTACTCGCTATAAAATGTTCACAACATGGGGACCTGTACAAATTACCGATGAAGACGCTATTAGTGACAACTATAAGCGTTATAAGGTCGAAATCGATAAAAAAGGTGCCCGTAAATCAATTATTGAAGCAGCAGAACAAGGTATGGGTATTGCTGGCTTTAAGATTGAAAAAGTTAAACGCGTAAGGAGGTCATAATGGGTAAATTAATTAATATCCGTTTTAACGAAGGTGGATTTATGTTCACTTTATTCTCTTTAATAGGATTTGGTATCACTTTAGAGACAAAAGAAGAAAAATCTATAACATTTACTTTTAAGTTATGGAAATTACATGTCTTTAATAGTTATGCCATCATGTAAAGGAGATTAAATGGCCTACAAACCTACGATGAAAAGAAGAGGTCGTGTAGCTGTTTGGGAAGAAAAATTCGATAAAGTGCTCAAGAAACATCATGGGCACTTTTCGAAAAAAGTCTTCCACAGATTGATGAAAAAATCAGCAACACTAAAGTCTTCTTTAAAAAAAAGGAGTAAAGAGTATGAAGTCGTATTTGAAATCACTTTGGATCAAATTAGAGGATTATTTCTTAGATTTTATGGACGGACGTGTCGTTATTGCAATAATGTATTGTTGGTATCTAACATTGTTTGTGACCATAAGTATCCTCTTTCTTTGGGTGGCGATTCAACTCCTAATAACCTCACCATAATATGCAAAAGATGTAATACTAGAAAAGGTCACTTAACAGATAAAGAATATATGTCTTTATTGAGATTCTTAGGAAAGAAAAGTGATAATATGAAGAATTACGTTTTACGCAAACTAGCAAAAGGAGATATGTTCGAATGAGAGTGAATATGGTAAATGTAGTGAAGGGATTTCTAACTGCTAAACCTGAATTAAGAGACAGTGATGTAGATTTAATTTGGGCAATATGGGCATGGCAACTAAGTCAAGCTAAACCAGCAGTTAAAATTGACAAACTATCTGCTAGAGAACTGATGAAACACTGGAAAAACAAGGACATGTCATCTCCTTTTAACATAAGCCGTTCTAGACGCAAGTGTCAAGAACATTATATTGAAACTAGAGGAGAAAAGCATGACAAAAAACAGGAACACCAGAGAGTCATTCAGGAAGATGTCAAAAGAGCAACTAATAACGCAAATCGAGTTTTATCAAAAAGATCTGCAAGTTAAAGATGGTAATGCTTTAAGATATTACCAGGCATATAATCTCTTAATGGAGTATTGGGATAATATACCTGATGAAGATAAAAAGAAGGTCTCGGACAAGTTAAAGCAAATGGGACTTTAAAAATTAAAGGGCGGAGTATAGGTAATAGAATAACCAAGGTTAGGATATTAGAAATTTCTCGTCGGAAAAGAAGTAGTATTCTGCCCTTTAAATTTAAGGAGGTAACTAATGAGTTACAAAATGACGCAGTGCACAGCATGCGGAAACTACATTTCAGCTATGGCTTGCAATTTTGGATGTCCACATTGTGGATATACAGACGGCTGAGATGCTACAACACCTCCCGTGGAGGAGATTAAAGGAGTCGGCAATGGCAATGACCAGAAAAGATTACGAAACAATTGCAGCTGTATTAAAGAGCTTCAATCATCTTCAAAAGAAGATAGTAAAAAGTGTAACGGATGCTCTTGTAGAGCAACTAGAAAAAGAGAATCCAGCATTCGACAAGAAGAGGTTTCTTGAAGCGTGCGGATTCATAAAATAGGAGGGCATATAATGCCATATAGTAAACTAGGTAACGTAACAATGTACGTTAATAAAGATGCAACAGAAGACAATAGACAGCCTCATTTTAAAGGTAATATAGAAGTGACTAAAACTATTCCTGCTGGTGCAAAAATCGGCGTAGCTGGTTGGTTAAATGAAAAGGGCTCAGATAAAAGTCTTTTCTTTAATATATCTGCTCATGATGATGAACTGAAAAATGATAAGGAGGAAGACCTGTTCCCACCACAGTAGTTATGGACTGGAATGAAATAAAAGAGGTCTTTCGACTTAGAGGCGAAGGTGTCGATGTTAGTATAGCGATACAATGGGTTCTAAATCAAAGGGGGTAGATATGAGTAAAATAACGTTGGTAAACCTAAGTGGATCTGGAATGGATTTAAGACGTCCAGACCAAGATAAAACTAAAATCAGAAGCACCAATGTATTACCAGAATACCAGGGGTTAGATGTAATTGCTAGAGCTAGAAAAGCAGCTAATGCCGTATCTGATAATGGTCGATGTTGGTGGATTTATGATTATGTATATAGAGAGTTAACATGGAGGGATAAAAAATGAAACTTTCTCAACATAATGAACTTATGGATAAGATCTGGAAAGAAATTGTCACAACTAGAGATGAAGGACAAAAAGAGTATGCTCAAGACAAGGATAATGTCTTTGCTAATTTTGAAAGAATTAGTGAACAATTAAAAATTGACAGACAACATGTTTTGTGGGTATATTTAGCTAAGCACATTGATGGCATAGCGTCCTACATTAATGGTCATCATTCTCAAAGAGAAGATGTAAGAGGTAGAATAACTGACGTTATTGTATATCTATGTCTTTTATGGGGAATGGTGAATGAAGATGAGTTTGGAATTGAACCTGATATAGATATAGCTGTTAGCGCTGAAGCGCATATGGCTAAGAAGTTCAAAGACGAATGGAAACCAGAACCTAAACGAAAGTTCGAGGAGAAAAATGAGTAAAACACCTACAGAGGAAGCTGTAAGCTATATTGAAGATAGAGTTAAAGGCTTCCAAGATGTAAGCGAAATTGCTTGGAGATTTATAGTAGGTAACCGTATATTAGAGAAGTGTCAGGATATGAATATTGACATTCCCAAAGGAACAGACATGAAAGATGTCTTCATCAATCAAGATGAAATACATATGAAGTTCGGTTCAGTTATGGTTATTATTAAAAATGCTCAGGCAACCAAGCCTAATAGTGGGGATAATAGCCCCGAAAGTCAGCTGAACTCAGAATAAGTAGAGACCTGAGCTATTAGTATGTATATAAAGGGGGGATTTAGTTATCTCCCCTATATACTAATAATAAAAATTAAATTTAGTCTGACTTAGACTCACGTTGTAGCCTTTGTAAAGGCTCAATAAGTTCTTTTTCGATAACTTCATACTTATCATACAACTCTTGGATTGCTTTTTCAATTGTTTCAATTCTTGCTCCTTCAGCTAATTTCATACCAGCAATAGTTTCTAAAGCTTTTAAACGTGCTCTAAAACCTGGTTTTTTAATGTTACTCATCATCGTCTCCTAATAGTGATGCTCCTGTTGCAAAAAGACCTCCACCTACACCTCCTGTAGCGACTCCCCATTTAGCAACTCTACCAGCAGTGATCGGTGTATTATCTAATACATCAACAATTTCTTTATTACCTTCTAATTGCTTTTTAGTTAATTGGGTGTTCCTATAGACAAGTTCATTGTCAGTAGGGGCTTCAGTATTCTTATATTTTTTTTTCATAGTCTTAATAGAATCTGTTTGTTTTTTATATTTTTTAGCGTCACGCTTAGTTTTGGCAGCTATTTTTTTATTTACCTCAACAAAAGATTTATTCCAGTTACTTGGGTCTGGTATATCTATTTTTTTCATACCCATAACATTTAAGTTTTGATTTTTAAAGCCTAATCCTTTAGCAATTAATTTATCAAAACCCCTGCCATATATATCATAAACATCGTTAGGTATTAAATAAGCCTTGCCTGGTTCAGAGGGTTTAAGCAGCACTCTTGCATTTATTCCCCCTGTATAAAAGTTAGATTTAAATTGAGGACTATAATTAACCATAACATAATTTCCTACTTTTTTAACCTGACCTGGATTAAAGCCGTTACTTACAAGATAACCCATTAAGTCATCTTTATTCTTAAACTTTCTATTAAAAGTTATACCAGCCATCTGTCTAAATTGTTTAGAGAATTGTACATCTCTATGTAAATTATTTAAAGAACCTTTATTTAATTCCATAATCTTTAATGTTTTTGGGTCTAATCCTTCAAATCTTATTATATCATCTAATACAGCTTTGTTTCCAGTAAGCTTAGCAGCAGACGTTTTACTAATGTTTTTACCATAAATTTTATTAAATATATCACTTACAATTGTATTCTTAGGAGTTACCCCAGTTCTATTTATATTAGCTTGTGCAAAATAAGGTGTAGCATGTAAGTCTTTAACTAATGGAGTTACAGCAGATTGAGCTTCATCGGTTAATTTAACCTTTCTAGGTTTTGTCCATCTACCATTTTTTAATTGCCTAGAAGGAATTGTAAATGATTTTCCAACTTCACCAGAACGCCAATTTTTAGGGTCTTTTAATATTTTAGCAATTAGATCAGGATTGCTTCTTAATACTTGCTGTTGATTTAATGCTAAACCTGTATTTTTAAAAGCCTCTGCGCTTCTCATAGAAAAAGGATTAAACGTTTGATTTGTTAAAGTTTTAAATGCTTTGGCAGCACCAATTAAAAATGTTTCTACTTGAGGCATTCCCGTCGCAGGATTATACAAAGAGGGTAAATAAGAAGGTGTAGATGCACCTGCTTTTAAACCTTGACGACCTAAAAACTTAGCTGCTGCTTGTGCAATACTTAAACTACTCTTCAACATCGTCTTCTACCCTGTATTTAGTAACCTCTCTAGCTAATTGTTGATAAGGAATACCAGTTGTTTTTTCTATAGTTCTCATAGGATTCTCTAGGACACCCTTAACGTCTCTAGCCATACGGCCAAAAGGAAACATTGTCCACATATAATATTCAGAAATCCTGCTAAAATCATTGTTCACCAGACCACTAAAAGTGGCAGGGACCAACCGCAACCCTGGCGGAGTAACCATTTGGAGCGGAGCTAAAGCGGTTGGCCACTGACCAAAAAAGGCCCTATCTCGTTCTTTTTCATCACCAAAGATCCAGTCGGCTGTGTCCTGGAACCAGTTCCATGGGGCAGGCATTGCACTTTCAAATAATGAGTATGCGAACACATTCCCAAGTCCGAAAACGAACATGTCGGTGAGATATTGCCTTTTAAACTTCTCAAATTCAGGAGTACCTCTCCTAAATCCTAACATTTTTGCTTGTCTATAAGCATCATTTCTAAATCTAACAGAGTTCCAAGCCCAAGTTTGGAATCTTGTCATAACTTTACCTAATGCTGTAGTAGAAAAAGCTGGTCTATATGGAGCAGAATATAAGAATTGTGTAGCTTGAACACCCTTTTTAGCCATTTCTATTAATAATGGGTGATCTAATGGCATATTTGCATGTCCATATAACTCTCTAGCTTGTAAATAATGAGCTGCAAATGAATCTCTTCTTAACATTCTCTCAGGTTCTCGCATGAACCATGCTGCTTTTTGAAAAGCAGATTCTGTAATCTTATGTTTTTTAGCTATACTAATTAACGTTTCATCTTTTGCACCAGGGTCTTTCTCTAAAACTTTTTTAGCATCGTTTAAAAAATGCTTCCATTTAGCAGATTTAAAACTTGGATTTAATCCTGCTTCATATAATATGAAATCTGGAACTACACCATGCCCGATGACCCACTTATCAATATCTTCCTTCGACTTCCACTTACCAGCATCGCCACCGACATGAGTCCTAAAGTACTCAACACTTCGTCCATTACGCCAGTTACGCCAACCTGATGACTGAATTGTATGAAGAGTACCACCAAAAATGTTTGCTGCAGCGGACTTAGGGTGAGCAAGAAGAGTAGCCATTTCATATTTAGCCTCGAGATTAGACCAGTGCCTAACATCCATTTCATCTAAACCTCTCAATTCTTCAGGTAGTCTTAAATCTTCTTTAAAACCTAAAGATTTTCTTATTTTATTTAATCTATTTTTAACATGATTGTCTGCATACCAAGAATAAGGAGTCCCTTTAACATTCATTAAACTAGCTTCTGGACCATCCATCCAAGCTTCAGGTAATTTAGAAGGAAAACCTAATGCTCTAGATATATAATCTTGAATATAATTCTTCCAAGCATGTACTTGGCCTGGGTCTTTCCAGTCTTGTGAAACTCTTTCACTAAAATCTTGTAGCATTTTTTTAGACATTATCTGTCCTACTTGTCTAAAATAAGTGTCAATCAAATTCTTTTGATATATATCCCATGAACCAATATCTCTAGACCACCCAGGTAGATCGCTAGATCGTGACATCATATTAGGAGCAATAGGATTTTTTTCTAAATGTTGAAGATGCTCACCTTTTCTTTTTTCGGCAATTTCTCTCAAAGCACCCATTTCTATTGTATCTTGTGTTATATCAGATATAATCCAATCGCCAGTCATAGACTTATATTGCCCCATAAGCTTTTTAATTTCATTCTTTTGCCAATCAGGACCTTTACCAGATTGTCCTTTAATTTTATCTATAGCTTTTTCAATAGCAGCCTTAGCGACGGCTTTATTATGAACAAATTGAGGATGATAATCATTAGGTTTATAATAATTAGTTAAATCTAGTTTTTGATTTTGAAGACTTAATATCATGCTATCATATAATTCAATAGATGCTTTATCAGTTACAAGTCCTCTTTCACTCATTAATCTGTCTAGCATAATAGAACGAGATATTTTTCTTAAATTATCAAGCCCTAAATCCATTTTCATAGGCTCACCACTTTTTAATATCTTCATTAAGTATCTAGTGAACTTAGGAGCATCAATTCTAGGTATTGAAGTATTATTAGCCCAATACTGATTTTTCCCCTTTTTGTCTTTTAATATAAACTGTTCAATAGGGTCTTGAATTTGAGTGTTCCTAATATAAGATTGGCTTTTAGTATCAAACATATAATGGCCACCTCTAATCCATTTAAATGTTTCAATAGCTCTTTCTGTTAATACGTTATTAATATCATTAGCAATTTCTCTGCCTGTTTTTTTAAATGAACCACCTGGTCTACTAACGTTAAATACTTTCTTTTCATTTTCAGCCCAATTTGCTAAATCTCTTGCTTCTTTAAGGGACGATTCGTATTCAGCTTTCTTTGTATGGTATTCTGCGTCACTCATTGACTTTCTTTTGCCCTTAAAAGCCCTTAAAGCACGCTCTGCAGACACTATTTCTGCAAAGTGATACCCAAGTCCATCTTGAACAGATTCATAGCCTGTTTTGTCTCTTAAAGCAGTTTCTAAAGTAATCTTCTCATCCTGATCCATTTTAACTGCTAATGCTTCTGTTCTACCTAATACATATTGAATATTTTCTATAGTATGAGTAGGAACTCCTTGTGTTCCACCAACCCATTCACCTTTAAAGTTTTGAAATCTACCTTGTTGTTCAAATATAGTAAAATCTTTTACCATCATTTCTTTAGATACTGCTCTAGGAAACAACATCCAATGTCTTTGTGATAATTTAACTATTCCATCTGCAGTCAACTTTCCTGGCTTTATAAATACACTTCCTGTACGCATTTCTCTAAAGAAATTATTCATTACTCTAAAGTCATCAACCGTAAAAGCATCAAAGTTTTTCTGCCTTAATCCTCTAGCAATAAGATTTAAATTATCTATAGAACCCACACTATTATGATAATGCTTAATATGCCCTATTAACTCATCAACCATTTTACGCTCAGCATCAGTTAGTTTAAATGGACCTGCTTTTTTAGCCCTATCTCTAATACTCATTACACCTTGCAAATCATTTTCCATAGGGTCTTGAGGAGCAATTTCTTTTAACTCTCCTTTAATTTCCATATCTGCATCAGTTTTAGATTCCTTTAAAGGCTTAGATGCATAATTAAATTCTTCTGAATATTGTTTAAAAAAGTCCCTAATAGCACCATCATTAACATATTTACTTGATAAACCTGTCTTGTTAAAGTATGTACCCGATCCCCCTAACCTAATTTCTTTTATTAAAGGTGCAACTAACTGTCTAACGTCATTAGGAAGTTTCTTATAAGCTGCTAACTTTGTTAAATCTGGGCCTTTATAATATGAAGAAAGCATCATAGTATCAAATAAATAAGACTCTTCTTTTGTTAAGGTTCCTTCACCACCCTGCTTCTTTTTCCAAGCATTATTTAATTTAAACCCTCTAATTCTTGTATCTATTTTCTCTTGCAAAGCAAAAGTTTTTAATTCAGGATCTACCTCAAATAATGTTTTAAGATAATACTTACCTTTATCATCTAACATAACAACTTCTTCTTGGTCTACAATAGAACGTTCAGCAGCTTTTAATTTTTGAGCTCTTTCTATTTGCTTAGTATGGTTAACAAAATTAGCCATATTATTTATAAATTCATCTGATACACCTGTTTCTCTAGCAGTTTTTATTGCTCTTAACAACTGTATAGCAGAAGTCCTATCCATAGCATCATTTTGAGCAAATTCAGTACCTTGTCTATATAATCTGTCAACAGCTCTAAATCTATAAGCCTCTGAATCTGCTATAGCCTGTGCTAAATCTTCAACACTCTTATATTTACTAGAATGTTCCCATGGAAATGATTTTTCTAGGAACTTTTTATCTTTCCATTGTCCTGGTAAGTCTTTAAACAATTCTTTGTATAAATTAGGGTTTTTAGCAACTTCTGCTCTAACCTTGGGTAAGTATAGGCTTTCACCAATAACTTTGTAAATGATAGGATTATCGACAGATTTAAAGCTTTCTCTGCCTAATAGCCCTCCTGGTTTATTATATCCATCATTAATACCTTTTAACTCTAATGCTAAATTAGAATTAAAATCGTCATACCTAGCTGCTAATGTTTCAGGATTAACTCTTCTAATTATATCATCAGTATAATCTAAAGGTTCTAGTATTTCAACCATTTTAGGCAGCATAGTGCCTCTTTGTGCTTCATTTAATCTATGTATGCCTTGAGACATGTCAAATACTTCATGAGCATAAAATCGTCTTCCTTGGTCCCAATTTTTACTAAAATAAGCTTTATTAAAATCTGCAAATATTTTATACATTCCTTTTCTTGCATGAAAATGAGGAACAAATTTTTCTTGTACATTTTTAGGAGTGTTATTCCAATCTACTTTAAATAATGAATGCCATCCTGTATTAAAGTAATGATCAGCACCCGTTAATCCAACTTCATCAAGTGGGTCAGAACCAAATCCTATTTGAGCTCTTGATAATTCTCTAGAATATGCAAGTTCAGCTTCTGTAACTCTAGGTTCTATATAAATAGTATAAGCTTTCTTTTCACCTCTTGGAGAAAAATTAATAGCTTCCCTATAATCAGCTTTCCAACCTTTTCTTTTAGCTTCTGATAAAGCCTCATAATCTTCAGTTGTAATTATATTACCTTTTTTATTAATAAATCTCTGAATATTATTCTTTAATAAAGCATCATAAGTAGAATTTAAAACTTGCTTTTGAACAACTGCAGGACCTAATTGGTCTCTTCCAGTAGAAGCATCGCTAGCTATATCCATTCTAGATTGAGGAGTATATTTACCAACAATAGATTTTTTTAATTCTAATGCTTTAGCATCACCATCATTTGTAGTAGTTAATAAATCTTGATAAGTTACCTTACCTTGCTTTATTTTAGCTAAAACTGCAGCGTCATGAGCATTTTTTGGGTCTAAAGAAGACTTTAATATTTTTAAACCTTCTTTTGATATTTCAGCCGCTTTATTATCTTTGATAATCTTTGATTTAGGGTCTCTATACTCATACTTATTATCATGATACATTTTCCTATGAGCTTTATCAAGCCCAAATAAAACAAAAGCTTTATCACCATCTAAATCTGCTCCACCTAATGCTCTCATTGTTCTAGGGTGAAACACTGCTCCATGCCCTTTAATGCCTGTAAAACCTGCAAAAGCAAGTTCATGTGCACCAGATATAGAGTCCATTGGAACTCTTAATGAGATCGTTTTAAAAAATTCTTTAACTTTAGGTTGATGACCATACTTAGTCCAAAGCTCTCCCAAAGTCATTCTTGGTTTACTTGATGTTATTATATTACTTACATCCCAGGACACGTCCTTATAGTAATCATCAAGGAAAAATAATTGGTCTGGATTCTCAACACCATATCTTTCTTTTAACATTTTTTTATTAGCAGGTGCTCCTTTTCCAGAAGTATTTAAATTTAATTCAGGAAACTTTTTAGCTAGCCAGGGATCATAACCTCTCATTCTAACTGATATAGAAGTATCCCATTTTGGTCTAACAACTTTATTTACTACAAAGTTTCTCATTGAAGATTGTAAATAATTACGAACATCTTTATGTAAAAAGACAGCTAAATCAGGATATATTTCCATAAGCCTATTTATATTAGAGGTAAATGTCTTAGCTTCTGCTACTGCATCTAAATATTCTGCTCTTGATATTTCACCAGAAGAATAATCTTGAGTTAACCTATCTACATTAGACCTTAATATTTTTTGATATATTCTAGCTACAAAATGAGGATGATTTTCACTTTTAATAGCATCTATAGTTTCCGATAAACCTAATTTATCTATATTATCTAAGATTTCATCTTGTTCAAACCTTGTAAGTTCTTTTTGTTTTAATGCTTGACCCAGTCTTGCATTCCAGGACTCTTCTCCAATATATCTATCACCAATAATCTCTTTGAAAAACTTGTTAATTTGTTCTTGAGGAATAGACTTAAAAGCATGCTCATGTAAATTAGCCATTAACTGCTTAGGTATTAATTGAGGTTTAAGCATATGGTCTGATTGTTTCTCAGATAAAGATCCCCTAATATCACTTAAGTTCATCTTATATGTTTCACCATTTTTATACTCTACAGAGAGGTCATCATTTACTTTTAATTCCCCTATTTTTCTAGTACCATATTCTTTAGCAGCAGATTCAGGCATTAAAAATTGAATACCTTCTTTCCTCATATATTCAGATGCTTCTGGAGTTGCTTTATGGAACATAAACTTACCTAACATAGCGCCGTGGGTTGGGTCACTACCAACAATAAAAGACTTATTTTGTCCAGACTCAGGCATTCCAAATGTTTTATTTAAAGCATCAACAAATGTAGCCTCTGCAAGTATTGAACCATCTGTAGATTCACCATATAGTATAGCCTTATCATCAGAAGTTAAGTTCTTATTATCAGCCTCTTTAAATAGTCTGTAACTAATTTGACCATTTTTAATAGTGCTATCACCACCCATTTCCTGATATATTTTAGTAAAGTATTTTGTATCAGCTTGAAAGCCGTCCGTCATCCATATTTGATTACGCTTGTTAAAACCTTTAGCATCTTTAATAGTAGAATTATCTCTAATCCAATGTATAAAGTTTCTGTCAGAACCATCTTTATTCTTTCCATAACTAGACTTCTTTAAACCATAAAGTTCTTTATCCCACATTAAATTAGAAAGAAAAGACCTGTCAAAATAATCGCCAGCTTCTTTTTTAGTAAATCCTGCTTTATTTCTATTAATAAATCTATTCTTTAATTTATTGTAATGCTTTACTGCATCTGGTGTAGTTTCAGTAAATATCTTTAAAGCAGCATCAACTTCAGTCTTTGGCTTTTTAACTTTAACTACATCAGGGTGATGTTTAAAGAAATACATTTTACCACTATCACCTTTTCCTCCATTATAATAATAACCTTGGTCATTAGCTTGTCTTATTGCTTGGGATATTAATTTATTAGCTGCAGACTGTGCATTTTTAACATTCTTTCCACCCCAACCAGTAAAGTTCCCTTTTTTATTTAAATCTTTTAAAGGTATCTCTACTAATCTATTACCTCTTTGAGTAACAGCATGGTCTAAGACCATATAAGCTCTATCTGGAGCATCTTTACCAGTAGCTTTTCTGTACATATTTTCATAAGCAAATTCAATTGCTTTAATAGAATCGCCAGTTGCTTTTAAATTACCAGCTAAATTTTCAGCTTGAACACCTTCTAATACCATCAATGAAGTTCTATTGTCTACATTAGGAAAAAATTGAAGAGAAAAATGAGGTGTAGGTCTTTGCTCTACTTTTCTAATTAACATTTGTCGCAATTCACCCTCTGCTATATTGTCAAATGCTGGTTGTTCTGGAAAAGCTTTTTGTATATCTCCTAAAAATTTATCAAACTTATCTAAAGACTTATGTTTTTCAAGTATATCATATATCTTCTTCTCTGCTTCAACTTTTTTAACACCCATAGCTTCAGAATCTAATCCATCTAAAACTTTAGGAAGATACTTACTAACAAAATGACGTGCCTTCTTTCTTATAACTACATCTGGAGCATCTCCAATATCAAAATCTTCAACTTTATCTATTTCTGCTTGAGTATCAATACGTCCATCTTTTTCTAACTCTGCTCTAGCTTTTTCTCTACCAGTTATAACATCGCCTAATCTTTTTTGTAAATAATTAAGAGTTTCAGGAGCATTCTTTTTAAGTGCATCAAATATAGTCTCTGGTATAACAACTTTTTTACCTTCTGGTATCTGGTCTAAAGCTTCTTTAATTCTTTTTCTATTTAAAGGAAGAGTATCGTCCATCATATCTTTTAAAGGCAATTCTATAACATTTTTATTAATGTCTTTTACATTACCTTCTTTATTCAATTCTCCTGAAGTAAGGAATACTTTTTCTTGATTTGCTTCCATATATTCAGGTGTAACTCTTTTTTCTACTTCAACTTTAGTCTCATATTTTTTAGCAGCTTCATTTATTTTAGCTTCTCTTACAGAGTTACTAACCATTTCAGAAGTTATATCTACATCTATAGCATCTTTAATACCATCGATAGTTTCTCCTGCCATAACTGCTTGAGAACCGAATGTACCATGCCTCATAGCTATATTACTTATAACTGATTCTTGAACATCTTTTGGTAAATCATCAAAACCTTTAACAAGCCTAGGATCATAAACTTGCATATCCCATTGGAAAGGATTACCATTTTCATCTAATCTTTTTAATTCTTTAGCAGTTTCCCTAGCTTGTTTTTCAACTTTTTCAGTAAATTTTATAGACCTCATTTGACCTGCAGTAGTCTCATTAGCACCAAAATATGCACCTAATAAGTACGAGTAGATTTGCTCTGGAGTTG